GAACGACAGGGTGGCCTGATTGGACCCGTTCGCTGTCACAAGTAAGCCCTGGAACGCCGCGAGCGTCCGCAGTTGCCACGCCAGACGGTCCGGTTGGCCGCGCACCCCACGCCGGGGATTCGGCTGGCTCAGCGTGATGTCATAGATGGGACGATGCGACCATGTAGCCATGCGTGACATCACCTCCCGGTTCTGACAGCGGCGCGCGGCACGCGCCGCGCTACGCCTTCCACGGCAACGTCAGTACCGTGCCTGGCGCAAGCGCGACATAGTCAAAGACCGCAGGATTAGCGGCGTAGATATCGTCCATGTAGGCGTATATGTCCGCATACCCCGCATCTCGGAGGAAGCGGGACGCGACATGGACAAGCGTATCCCCCGCCTGCCACACATAGCGATACCCGTCCATGTCGCCTCCATATCCAAAGGTGTGTTAGCGGGGGTACGGCGTAATAGCGAGTTGTGGGGCAGACACGCGCACAGCGGGCGCGTGGGTATCAGCGCCGTACTCAATGAACGTCAAATCATACTGCGCGTAGAGGTGCTTGTCGGCGGTGATGCGGTCGGTCATGCGCCGCAGGTAGCCGTGCTTGATACCGTTGAAGTGGGCGGGATACCCGAACATGATCTTCTTGTTAGGGCGTCCCACAATTGGCCGAAAGTATTCAAGCGCCCACAGGCCACCAGGACCGTCTAGTCCATCAATGCCTGTAAACCCTTGCATCGTGATGTGGCTGGGCTTCACGCCGAAGTCGAGCACGCCGTAGCCGTCCAGCGTCTGCACGTCTCCCTGGAGCGCTTCGCTCTCGTTGCTGTACGTCTGCGGGTTAATGCGGAATGTGTAGACGCGGCGGCCGTCGCTGAAGTACGCCTTCTTGGTGATGCGTTTGGCGCGCTCGACAAAATGGAACAGGCGCTGCGCGTCGGTCATCTCTGCCACACCGCACCTCACATTGACACGATAGGCAACAAGAAACCTCGCGCGGCACGGCCGGCGAGGTTGAATAGAGACAATGGAAGGTAGGTGGGTGGGTTGACTATGGGCGACGGATGCGCCCACTAGTCCGCTTAGTCGTCACTTTCGTCAGGGCAACCCTAAACCAACACGCACGGCAAAATGAGCGGTCATTGACGATCCCCTACTCAATTCCTATACTAAACTAAAATCGCATCACAGGTGAAGGGAGGGGAGTCAATGTACTTCCAAACGAGTGGCATAGCACGCGCCATTACAATTGGAGGGTTATTTACATGCTTGGTTATAACCAACCACGGGCGCTCACGTGCAAGCGGGGAGGCATTGCTTTTACCCCCTCGCTCCGTTTTTATGCTTCCTCCATCTCTAACAGGGACCCCGTATACTTTGTACGGATCGCAGGCATCTACCACATCTCATTTTTCAAGCGGGGATGCTTTGACAACGTATTGGTGGTCTGTGTTGCCAATTGGCATGAACAAGCCATCCTTGGGCAGCTTCAGTGTTACGGTGATGCGTAGTGCGGCGCTGGCAAGTGCCAGAAGCGCCAGTTTCAATTCTGACGCATCTCACGGATGCATCGGCAATGGTTCGGGGTGTAGCACTACTTCTCCTCCAAATACCCCCCTTCTTGGCAAACCAGGTGGCGGGTGGTTGCGTGGAGTATGCACTCAATCAGTGTATTGTGCATACGCAGGTGGAGCTACCTACCGTAATGTGTTTTTTGTGGTTGAGGTTGACTGCGAAGGGCCACACGCTGCAAGATGCACACAATGGACAGATCGCTTAATCCGCCTCTTGGTTGGACACCTGGAATCTTACGCAGGCGTGCCAGACACGACGGCAAACGAGCCACCGGCACGGCAGCCAACCATCAACCGCCCCGTAGAACCAGCACCACTTCTACCACCGTCATCACTGTTCTATTTTAGTGGCCTCGGGCACTATAACGGCGGGGTGTACTCCCACACAAGTCAAGGCATACGCGTTGACGATTGGACACTTAAACCATCAATTTTTACAGGCAATGTAGGTGCAACGTATCATATTTTCTTCTATCGCAACAACAAAGACGCCTTAGTAGCAAATCAGTCTATAAAAACGCAACTGATGAACGCCCTTTCGGCTGTAACCCTTCAGCAAATCGATCTACATCGCACCGAATTGAACATTGCAGACCTCCATGCGTGGATGTTCATTACGCCCAACATCCACTGTGACACAAACGGTGGCTTTGTTTTTCGCAACATTGTTGTGCTTATGGGGGTTAACTCTCAAGATAATGTAGATACATGCACTAGTAAGGTGCAGTGGGCCGCCGACACAGAAGCACGCATCTTGAACGCCGCTTCAGATTACGGCCTTACCCACTAAAATCACACATGGCCCTTGCCGGTTTCGGCGTCATCCCCACTACCGCTACGTGGACGCCCTTCACCGCTTAGGTTGTTGAGGTACTCGTTCAACCATTGAGGCGTTGTCATGACGATGCGTGGACTATAACGGCGTACGCGTAACTTGCCTCTGAGCGCAGCCATACGCAACGCGCTAGGTGATGCATACCCAGCACGCCGTGCGGCCTCAGCTAGCGTTATGTAATCTTCTTCGTCTGCCACTATAGGCGCATACAGCACTGCAACCGACATGCAAGCCTATTCCCCCTCCACCTATTATATTAGTATTGACGATAGCGTAACAACATGCTATCCTCAAAGCGGGTGGGTAATGGCTCGCCTAAACAGAAACCCGCATGTCACCTCCGGTCAAAGATGAGACATACGGGCCACCCCAGCAAAGGAGTGTTCGTCATGAGTATAGCAGACAGAAGCGACCATCTGCGCGTCATTGCCGCCCCCGACTTCCCGTGTACCGAACATGAGGCGTTCGGCGTCGAGATGATGGGCTTGGTGAAAGAACTCAGCTTTGCCGAGCCGGGATGGGTCACAGACATTATGGACACGGCTCCCCATCACAAAAAGGCGGTCGCTGTATTCGCCCTCACCCTTGTCATCCTGAACGCCGACGCCATCGAAGCCAACATGCGGGCGCTGTACACGCCGGGGTTGTCCGTCGTTGCGAGTGGCCGTCCGGCGACGGTTCCGGCCTGTTAGGAGGCCAGACCATGGATACCATGACGGGGGCGCGGCCACGCGCCCCCCACGGGCACGACTACAGCGTGCAGACGTTCGGCATCGCATCCCACGACCCACTGCCGCCGCTGAATGACGGCTTGTGGGAGGTATACGGGTTCGACATCATCGCGCCGCGCACGTACAGCAGCAGCCTACACACAGGCGTTGCGTGCATTACCGTCGATAGCCCCGCCGGCGCGGGTCGGAAGGAGTAGCCATCGTGAACGGCCCAACCGTCGCAACCCCTCCACCGGATCGCCGAGGGTGGGACATCATCCAGTCCGGCGAAATCGTCGCTGCGGAAGCCCCGTGGTGGCGGGATGACCCGTACTGGAAGGGGCAGGAATTGACCGACAATCAGACATGGCAGACACACAGCACAACGATGACGACGCTGACGTTCCTGCGCAAGGAGGCGTAGGATACATATTCGTTTACCGGACCGCAGCGCAAGTTGCGGTCCGGTATATGTAACGCTAAAGCGGCGCGTTTGTGGGAGGGTGATTAGGATGGTAAGCGTGTGGACATATCAACTCAGGGATCGGTTCACAAACGAAATAAGGTATGTGGGCAAGACTGACAATCCAGTAAGGCGACTTAAGCAACATTGTCGACCATCTAAAAATCTCCACAAATGGCGTTGGGTCAAAGAACACATCGCTAAAGGTGATATCCCTGCGATGGAGTTGTTGAACGAATGGCCTGATGGCAATCAAGCAAATGCCGACGAGATGAGGCTGATCGCTGAGTATCGGACTCTCAACTATCCACTAACCAATCTCACCGATGGGGGTGATGGGGCAAGGGGAATTAATCTCTCACCAGAACGTCGCGTCAAAGTTGGTGACGTGAATAAAGGGCGCAAGCACACAGAAGAAGCGCGTCGTCATATGAAAGAGGCTAGTGAGCGTGAGAAACTTAAGCCTGGGTATTACGAGCGAAAACATGAGGCAATGAAGCTAGCATGGGCTCGACACCGCGCTAGGTTCATGAGGGCGGCCGAGTTAAGGCGTAACAATACTGATGTAGAGCGGAAACGCCTTGCCGCGCTATCTCTAAAACACGGCGACCCAGAGTATCAAGCGCGACGGTTGGATGCTCTACGCCACAAGCTATTGGGCGTCCCGCGTACGGTTGACGTGAAAAGAAGGGTGAGCATTTCGCTACGCGAGTCGCGTTTATATGCTGAGAAGATGGTCGAATTGCGGCGCGACTCCGCATGGGAAGCGAAGCGGGTTGAAGGTTTGCGCAATTTCTATAACAGCGATAGTGGTCGCGCTCTGCAAAGCGAGTTGTCGAAGCGGCGATGGGCGAAAGTGCGAAACGGCGAAAAACCATCTCATAGCGATGAGCAAAGGGCTAAGTTGTCGGTAGCGCAAAGCGCTTTGTGGGCCGACCCTGCGTATCGGGCAAAATGGAGTGCCGCAAAGAAGGCGGCAGTTGAAAGGAAGCGACAGGAGCGATTGGGGGCGCCACAACAACTCTCCTTATTCTAACCTCTTGACGCTGCCTAGCCTTCCCCTCTACAATAGCGTGCGAAGGGGGGACACCTTATGCATCGCTTCGTTGCTGTCGGTTTGCTTTTGCTATCTTCGCAGTCTCCACATGTAAATCGGTCGGATGTGTCCTTATGGGCGCACGATGTAGCCGCTATTATCGCGCCGTGCAATCGAGACTTTCTGACCATGAACAAGGCATTGCGGAGCTTTCGGAGCGTCCGTAATGCGCGCGCTGTATTTCACGCAGCCGACCTTGCCGCGCCAGCAGCTCACCGAGCGTTAGCAAGTTGTTCAATCGCTTTCGTGACGCTGGACCCGCCTTTTATGTCCGAATCTCCCAGTGACCAGAAAGCCATCCATGGTGATGCTCGCATTTTATCTGTTACCAGCTTAATGAGCTATGCAATGAGGGACATCGCTAGAGCGGCACAAGACATCGTAGCGATTTCAGCCAACCACACATCACTTGCTCCGCTTGACGACATTCCACAACGGATGGACGCAGCAACCCGCGAAAGCGATCAGGCAACAGCGCAAGTTCAAGTCATCGTAAACAGCTATTTATGAACCAATGCCAACTTAACGTAAATGCCCCGGTAATGTCGGGATACCCGGCGCAGGCGGCGTGTTGTCCGTCGGGCCATACGATTGATGGGCGATAGGCTTCCGCCCGGGGTTGATGGTGTGCGTGATGGTGTGCGTCTGCGGCTTGACCTGCCCCGTGCCGGCCGGCTTCCCATCGGGATGTGTCAGCGTGACGGTTCCACCAATCTGGATTTCGACCTTCTGCGCGGCGTTAAAGGTGTCGTGCCCGTACTGCTGCGCGTCGGGGCCACCCCCGTTATAGGCCGCAAGGGTGCGCTCCCAATTGTGTGCGCCGCGCTTGGGGTCGTCATAGATGTCACGCAGGTAGGTGTCGGATGCCGTGATGGCGCGCTGGGGGTCCATGGCGTACTGCTTGGCCTGCGCGACCGACGACGCGCCCAGGTAGCGCATGGCGTTGCGCTGGTTGTCCGCGTTCGAGAAGTCCCACTGAGCGATACCATAGCCATGGTCCCCGTGTCCCTGCACGTTCTTGAAGTCGGTTTCGCGCGCGAGCAGAGCCAGCGACACGCCGATGGGGACATGCGTGTACTGCGCGGCGCCCGCCACCATGCCCGTCACCTGCGGCGTCGCGTAGTCCGTCGACCCGCGCGTGTTGTCCACGGGGATGGCGTGCGGCGTGACGTAGCGCGGATCGACCCAGCGGGTATCGGCCCCATAGCCACTCACGTAGCCCGGCACCGTCTTGGTGTGCCCGTCGGGTGTCTCGTACGGCTTGGCGTTTTCTTTAGAAAACGGGTCGCGCGGCAAGCGCGCCGGAAAGCCGCCCTCGACGGCCGCGCCAGGGAAAGCCTCGGCGCGGCGCTGACCGGGGTGCGCGGTTTGCCACTGCTTGACCTCGGCGGCGCTTGCGCTTGCGCCCAGGGCATCGGCCCCACGAATGAACGCCGCCGCCGCGCGCTCGGCGTCGATGGCTAATTTGTCGCCCGCCGATATGATACGGTTCGAGACATCAACACCTTTGTTCGTGAGATCCGTGCCCGTTTCGGGATGCGCTTTCTCCTTCGTTTGGAGCGAGGCGTAATAGTCCTCAGCCGCCTTGGGGCCTTGCGACACGAGGCGCTGCACGACGGCCGCCGCGTCCGGCCCCTTGAGGCTGGAGAGGTCAAGGCCGGCTGTCTGGAGCGCCTGCTCGGCCACGTCCGTCCCATACGCGCCACGGTCGAACCGCTTGGCAACGCCGGCGTAGGCATCCCACAGCGCGGCGGGATTTTTTTGTGCAGCGAGGAACTGGGGTTCCGTCATACCAAGTATGGCACTCATTTGGATGGCCTGGCTACCCTGCGCGCCGATGGCCGGGGCCAGCGCCTGCCCGACGTTTAGCTCGGGACCGGCAAGGGCCTGCGTCGCCGCCAGGGATGTGACGCCGATAGCTCCCAAACCCGCCGTCTGATTCAATTCCTTCAGCGCGGCCGTAACGCGCGAGAGGCTAACTCCAGTGAGGCGTGACGCCTGATCCATCTCGGCGTAGGTATCGCTGATTTGGCTCCCACTGAAGCCGGCGCGGGCGTACTGACCCGAGAGTTGCGTGGTCGCGCCGAGGTCCATGCCGCCGACGCGGGCAAGGGCCATGGACGCTGAGAGCGTCCCGCCCAGTTGGCTGCTGTCCACGCCCGCGTCACCTAACTGGCGCGCTGCGGCGACGCTCTCCTTCTCGTGGTACAGGTAGCCCCAACCGGTTTGCTGCGCGGTCGTCAACTCAGACGATGGTGTGGCGCCCCCTCGGCTACCGACGCCGCCCGCTAAGGTTTGCTCCTCAGCGAAATAATGACTCGATTGCGCATTGATGCCTAGGCCGACGCCGACCGCAGCCAACATCCCCGCGACCGGCGCGAACAACTCACCCAGGGCTCCGGCGACGGGACGCGCCAGACCAGACACAACATCGCCGGCCGCGCCCATGCCGGCCGCGTCAAAGGCCCCACGCGTCAGACCAGCGGCCACGCTACCGCCTGAGCGAGTCAACGCGGACGCCATCTTATCAGCGAACGTGGTGGCGGTCCGGTCTGTGTCCTGTGCGGTCGTGCCCCCGCCCAATGCAAAAGGCGACGTATTCCCTGCGCCTATCCCCCCTGTCGTCGTTGATGACCGTCCCTGCGCCTGCGTGGTCGCAGACGACGCCTGCTGCTGCTGAGCAAGCCAGGCGCTAAACGTCCGATATACGTCAGCCGGCGCCGACGATTGCGCGCCTTGCGCGCCCGGCGCCGGCTGTGCCGGTTGCGCCAATGGGGCAGGTTGCACCAATGGGGCTGGCTGTGCCGACTGTGCCAATGGGGCTGGTTGTACCCCTGTCGGCACGGACTCAGGGGCAGGGGCGGTGGTCGCCTGCGCGAACTGATCAATGTGGCTGCTAATCGTCGCGCGCCTATCTTCGGCGCCCATGACGGCTTGATGGAGCGCCGGTGAGAGTGCCCACACGTCCTCGGGCGTGCGCGTTGCGAGCTGCGTGCGCACGTCGTCGTAGTCATCGGCCTTGAGCGGTTTCCTGCTCGGGTTAGACAGATCACTGGGGCCAGGCATCTTCAAGGCGTTGAACAGGCGTGTCGCCTGTGTCTCGCGCTTCTGGAGGTCAGGGTCCAGCGCCTCGGCGTCGCCGCGCAACCGGGTCAACGCCTCGGGCGCCAGACCGCTTGTCGGGGACGCGGGTGCGGGACCGCCTCCTATCGCAGGAGGGGATGGGGGCGCCGTCGTCGGTTGCGTGAACGTTGCAGGCCATGCTGCCCCTACTGCGGGGGGTGTGGGCGCTCCTGGCGCTGATGTCGCCGTGGATGAGGGGGGTGGCGTTGGGGGCGCGCTCTCCGACCATGCGCCATACGCTTGATAGAATGCGCCGCCTGATAGAGTAGTGGCGTCTGGCCGCGCCTGCACGAAGTCGCGCAGTCGGGCGTCAATGGCGTCCTGGCGCGCGGCAATCCCCGCCTGAATGCGCGCCATCTCGGGGTTCTGCTGAGCATACAGGTCGGGCGCGTACTGACTGGTGCGCTGCTCAACCTCATCGTAGGAGCGAGCGGGACGCTGCTTCCCCTCAAGGGTCTGATTGAAGACCTCTGTGCCATGCTGCTTCAGTTCAAGCAGCGTGTCGTCGAGGGACTGGGCATCCTCACGCAGCGCGCCGATGTTAGCGCGAGCCTGGTCAGTGTCAACGGTGAGAGGGATGGAGACCTCATCGTCGTTCTCGTTCATCCCCGCGCACCCCTTTGTCTACGTGGCCTTTCATAACCGCAACGGCCATGACCAACGTGACGCGCTACCGGCGTGTCACGGCCTGCCACGCGCGCTCATCCAACCCATCCATGTCTATGTCATCGCCATCACTGCCGTCATCCACGCTGCCCCAGAGATGAGGCGGCAAGGTCGGCGGCGCGTCAATCCAGAGGGGATCGCTGGCGAAAAACTCCTCTTCGGCGTCTTCCTCGGCCCGCGCCGCCTCGGCGGGCGTTGGCGGTGGCTTGAGAGCCTCGAACGCGCCCTGCGGGTTGTGCTGGATGGCCCACGCCACGAGACGCTCCTCGTGGCGCTCCTCGTGGCGCTCCTCCTCGTCCCACTCCTCATTGAGCGTGACGTAGGCCCACTCGTCTGGGGTTAGCAGGCGGCCGGGGCCACCAAAGAAGGTGCTATCGCGGAGTCGCCTCCACTCAGCCCTCTTCAGTGGCCGCCTGAGTTTGGGTCGCGCGCCCGGTCCCGACGCTTGACGGCCGGCTGCAATTCGGCCCAGGCATAGGACGCAAAAATAGCGTCGATGAACGGGCCAGGGTGCGTGTCGAGCCACTCCATGCGGCGCTCGAACTCGTCCTGCTCGTCCTCGCCCCCCCGCCGCACGGGGCGACCGTTAATCGCGCGCAAGGCCATGGCGATACGAATCGTCTTGGCCGCCTTGGGTTGCAAGATGGGCGGGACGCGTTGCAGGCGGAGCGTGAGCTTGTCTTCTTCCTGCTTGTTGAGGATATGCCACGTCACGTCCCATCCCTGGTCGCCGTACTCAACGATGGCCTCAATGGGCGTGATCGTGCCCCACTCCGGCAAGGGAATACCGCCACCCTCGCCCTCGCCCTCACCGTCACGCGGCGGCGCATCCTGTGCATCGAGCGACGTATCAGCCATAACCACGCGCCACCACCTTTTACGACGTGGCACAGACGAGTCTACACCCGTCTGTGTCCCGTTCCCAACCTACACCACGTCACCTATGGCTAACGACTAGTTGCCGAGCAAGCCCTTCGGGACGTTGCGGCCTTGCTTGCCGTCGTCACCGAAGGCGTAGCCACGGGATATCGCGGTCATACTCTCGGTTAAGAGCCCTGTTGGGCTTTCGCCACCCCAGGAATAATTTGAAATCCCGCAATCGGAGTAGTGCCACGTTGCATCTTCGCGTGTCTGGTAGCCACCCTTTGGGTCCATAATGGCCTGGTAGAGATAGTGGTAGCGCATGACGAAGGGCAGGTCGCGGAAGTCCACGTCCTGCACGCCAGGATACTCGTTGCGCACCATTTCGGGGAGGTCCGACCCACGCTGCATCTGACGGCGCAGGGTGATGGTGAACTGGCGCGCGCCGACCACGACTTCCTGAAAGTCACTGCCGCCTTCGGGTTCCAGGTGGACGCCGTTCGCCTCGGCGTTGTTGAACATCTGCCAGCCGCCGAGCAACTGCCCTCCGAGGTAGAGTTGGCAATAGCGGGCGTGGCGTTTGCGTGTTCGGTTATTATCACGCATGTACGAGTGAATATCCTGCGAGAGGACAGGTCGGCTTGTCACAGGCATGGGTTGAAACTCCCAGCAGTGTTAAGGTCCCACGACCGCCCTGCGTCTCTCCATGGACACGCGCGGGGTGGTAGGACAGCGGTAGGACAAAAAAGTGCAAACAGGCGTGCGTGCGCACGCACACACGTGTAGGCGTGTGCGTGCGCCTATGGAACTGAGCTAGAAGCCGACGATGGGGGTGATGTCAATCTCGCCGTAGGGGAACGGGTAGAGCAGGTTGACCGCGGCCTGGGGGCGGCCCGTCGCCGGGTCGATGGACAACTGGATACCGCCGGGGCCAAGTCCGTTCGTCGTGTCACCCATCTGGGCCACGGCGGTATTGAGCGCATAGGTGATATCGGCCACGTCACTGCTGCTGTCGAGGCGCGCCTGCCCGCTGAACGGATCGACCGCCTGGTACAGCCCGTACTCCACGGCATTGTCTACATCGCGCATTGACACCTGGTAAAAGATGTTGACGTTGTTGGAGCCAGCCGGGTACTCGGGCGTGGTCGTGATGTTGTCACGGATCGTGATGGGGCCGTTTGCGGCCGTTTGTCGCAACACCGTGAGTCCGGCCGCGCCCAGCGCATCCATTTGTGAAGGCGACAGGGGGCCGGTGACGCCCGTGTTGCCAAAACCCGTGAAACCGTTCAGGGGCTGGTTCTTGTTGCACGTCACGCGACGCGGGCCGGATGCCTTGAGCGCCACGAGCGCCGCCGCCTCGTAGAAGCCAGCGTAGGTGTCACCCGCGCCCGTCACCGGGTTAGCCATGAAGGCGAGGTCGTGTCCCACGCATTGCAGGCGGTCGGACAGGAACGGCGTCGTGTACGAGCCCGCCAGCGTCGTGTAGGGCGTGCCGGTGGCCGCGCCAAGGCCGAAAAAGCGATAATTGTTCGCGCCAATGGCCGCCGACAGGTGCGCTAGCACCGTGGGCGCGATGGCGGCGGCGTCGAACGCCGCCCAGCCATAATCGGCGCGGTAGGCCAGGCTCTGCTGCATCAGGGACGCGATGGTCGGATCGCTCGCGGTCGCGCCCTTGCCGTCCAAGCCGCCCGTGAACGCTGTGCCGGGGGCCGCGACCGCAACGCCTGGATACGCGGTCGCGCTGTTGACGGCCGAAACGGTGACGACCGACGAGGGATTGGCGACGGGTTGCGCGCCTGCGATACGGTCAGCGATAGCCTGCCACGACGAGAGGTCTCCCTGCGCGCTTGTGATGGCAAAGACGGGCGCGTTGGCCGCCAAGGTATCCACGACGATCACGGAGGTAATGGCGCTGGTGGCGCCGCCCACGGTCGTCTGCACCGCTAGCGCGTTGCCGCGTGAGCCGGCGTACGCGCCAATGCCCTGTAGCGTCAGGCCACCGAGAGTGGCCGAAGCGCGGGTAACGCCGACGCGGCAGCCGACGATGTTGATGGGCGAGCTGCGGCGCGTTTGCGCCTGGCTCCCCAACACCTGGATGCCCAGCGGGCCGGTATAGCCAAGGGACAGGGGCGACGAGGCGAGACCATAGACCTGTTGTGCCTGCTGAGGAGACAGGTTGGGAATCGGCACGTCCGGGCCTTGCGGCGCGGTGAAGTAGGCGGCGACGCTATTGGCTGCGTTGCCGGCGGTGAGTTGTGTCGCCACCTGCGTCGGGTTAACGACCGTCTTGGATGGAGCGTACGGGGGCATGGCGTGAACCTCCATCCCGTCGCGTGACACGAGGTGACGCAACAGGGTGGCTAAGGGCCACGCCCACGCGTGACCAGAGAACGGAGGGGGAACGAACAGGACCGACGATGCGGAACAGCAACGGCAGCGGCAGCGCGCGCGTCAGCGCGCGCGTCAGCGCGCGCGTCAGCGCCGCACCCAGGGCATCATGGGATGATGGTGCGTGTGACGCTGGCGACCGAGGGAACAGGCGCGAGCGCGCCAGGGAGATACATGGGCGCGCCCCCCTGCCCCTGCGTGGCGGGCAGCGCCGTTACAGCCAATGCAGGGCGCGGGTAGGGCGACAGGGGCGCGTACCACGCGCACGCGATGTCGGCCACCAGCGTCACCGTGCCGCGATAGATCTGGCCGTAGGGGCGATCATCCGACAGGCGCGGTTCCGGCGCCTGATCGGCGGCAAAGCGTTTGGACACAATGCCGGCGTCGTCCAGTTTGTGCAAAACAATGGCGGTCTGTGTGGCGCCCGAGGGCAGCACGGCGTACGCGGTCTGCATGCTCCAGCGCAGGTAGCTCATCAGGTATGTGCGCTGGGCCTGGTCGAGCGCCGCTATCTCGAACACGATCTGCGAGTCGGTCGCTTCCTCGCCGAACGTGGCGTATCCACCAGGCGTGCGGTCGATGGCGACGATGTTGTCGCCCGAATTGATCGGTTGCGGCCCCAGGCGCACCTGCACCGCTACCTGTGGATACTGCGCCTCTTCATCGGCCAGGATAGACGCCACGCGCACCGTCAACGGGGCGCCCGTGGCGTCTACGAGAGGTGCGAAGAGGGGTTGAATGATGGCGCACACGTTGCGCACGGCGTCGTCACCAAAGCCTGCAATGGTCTGGATAGGCGACGCTGTGTAGGCATAGGCCGACGACTCCGGGGGCGCGGACGACTGCGACATGGGCGCCCCCTATCCCTGCGGCTCGTCACGTCGTGGCGACTTAAAGGTCGGCGGCGAAAGCGTACGCCCCGAAATAAGCGCGCATCTCGCGCACGCGGGGCGACGCCCACGCGCGGGCCGCGAAGTCATTCGCCGCCCGGCCTTTTGTCATGTCCGGCGCCGGCGCCGATGCCTGTGCCGTTGTCTGCGAGTGGACGCGCGCGCCCTGACGACGCGAGGACGAGGATGAGGCGCGCACCCCTCGTGTCGTCGTGCGCGCTATTGTACGTGGGGACGCTCCCGTGCGCACGAACTCACCGTCATAGACCATGCGCAACTCGCCCATCAGATGGCCGGTCGGCACGAAGCGCACGCTTAGTTGCAAGAGCCCCGTGCGGCGCGGGGCCTGCGCCTGTGTTTCTTCGGCCCACGCCTCGCCCACGGCCAGCAAAGCGGCGTCGGCGCCCTGATCCAGGCGTTCCAGCAGACGCGCGACAGCCTCACTCAGACTCCCGTGTGACGCCACGAATGTGTACCTTTCAAGGACGGGAGCCCACGTGCTTTAGGCGTGGGAGAAGGTCAACCGATGGACGGCGTGGCTATCGCCGCGCCTGGACGCGCGGACGCGGCCGATGGGGGCGGGGGCGTCACGACGCTGGCCGTCGCCGTCGCCGTATCAGCAATGATCGTCGCCGCCTCCTTGGCGGCTTTGGCCGTGCCCGCGCTGGGGTCAGTGTAGCCCGCGCGCCGCAACTCATCGGCCTCCTCCTGCGAGTCTGCCGTGACCGTGCCATCCGCTCCCGTCAGGTAGTAGCGGCCTGAGCGCACGGTATAGGATGCGTGATAGTCCGGCGCCCGCAGCACGAGCGCGTTGTCTGTTTTTGTCGTGGTCGTCGTTGCCATAGCGTCGGGTCCTCTCTCTGCTGTGGATCGTGCGGGGGTCGCATGCGTGGGGCATTAAGTCCATGTGCCGGGCACAGGGCCACTCAGGTCTGGCACGGCCAGCCGATAGATGATGTCCGCTGGATCGCGCATCTCAACAGCGCAGTGGTGCATCACGACCTGCCCGCCCAGCGTCTGCGGATCGTCCACGTCGGCGACCACGAAGCGCGTCGTCACCGTGGACGGCGGTATCACGCGGACCACCACATCGTCTTTTTTTACGTCATGGTCGCCGGGAGCGAGATAGAGTCGATCCTCGCTGTATTGCACGATGCCGTCATCCGTCTGCTGCGTCCGATTCTCGTTCTGTACCACGACCGCCTCAATCGGGATGGGGTTCAGGTAGCCCCCCTGTTGCGGGATTGTGACCGTCGCTGGGATGATGAAGCCTGTTCCAAAGCACGTCGGGTCGTTCGGACGCGTCACCTCGTGCCGGTCGGGGTCCCAACACGTCGGGCACGGCACAGCGCGCTGTCCTGTCGCGGGGTCAATCGTCGTGGCCGTGATACGCACCGCCAGCCAGCAGCGTTGCGGCCCCGCCATCATGCGGACGCGATACAGCAGAGAGTCCCTGGCGAGCGTATAGGGGTTGAAGGACCCCATGCCCATCACTGGCTGCATCGCCCCCCCCATGCCCGCTCAGTGGCTTCCAGGGCATAGCGCGCCCGTTGTGTCCGACACAGGGTGTCCGCTGCGCTGCGTTAGCCCGCTGTTTCCCGCTGAAATTCGTCCCAAATGATGCGGCCAGCCGCAGTAGGTCCTGTGTTTTGAGGGGAATACGATTCCGCCGGATATAGATTTGCCTTCTCGAACCACACTTGCGCCTGCTTACTCAGAGCGGCGGCGCGGGCGGCCCAGTCAATGTTGCCGCCGCCACCAAGTTTGATGTCCTGGGACACCAACGCCGCGTTATTCGCCGCCACGGACAGCGCCTCGTAGGTGGCCCAGTCAAGGTTGCCCATGTTGTTTTGCAGGAACAGGGCGTACTCTTGGTCCGAAAACAGCACGGAGCGCTGGTCAAGGGCGCCCGTCACATTAGAGAAGTTTGTGTCAGAGAGACGCAAACGGAGCTGGTAGATAGGCGCGAGCGGGCCGGTCGTCGTGGGGTCGTACGAGTAACTTGCTTGGTAAGGCACGGCGCGCTACCTCCCCTCTCGGCTACCCGCCGTGCCGCATCTGTTGCCGGCGTAGGTCGGCGTCGCGCTCGGCTTTCGTAGCCCACTGAGGCGACCAGCCGCTAAAGTATTTGCGTGCTTCCGTGATGCGTCCGGTGGCCTCATATTCGGCCACGCGCCCGCCCTGGGCGATGGCTTTTTCCAGGATGCCGTTGGTTACGTTAAACGCGCCTTGCATCCCCAGGTCGCGCCGCACCGCGTCAAGGGATGCGCCTGCTTCACGCCGCCGGTAGGCTTCTCCTAAAATCTGCTCACCCGACCCGTGGATGAGGTCCGACTCCAAACTGTCGAGCAGCGGGGAGTCCATCGCGTCGTACGAGGGCGTGTCGGCGGGCTCCCAGGCGATGTCAGACGCGGCAGGACCAAAGTCAGGAACAGCAGGCATTGGGCTATGCTCTCACTTACTTGTCATAGTATCTAAAGTGGGGTATAATAGATACATGAGGAGGGAAGACATGGAAGACGACCGGCCTATTAGCGTCCGCCTGACCGCCGATCTTAAACGGGGCTTACGAAAGGAGGCAGAGCGAAATCACCGCTCAATGAACGGTGAGATCAACGTCGCTATCTTGGAGCATCTGGCACGCGCCACCGTCAAGCGCGCCACGGGGAGAGAGGACTAGACAGAACGACGCCGCCACAAGATGAGGACCTTGTAGCGGCGTCTAGGACACACGAAAGGATGTTTTCGCATGACCGTAGCCGCAGTATACGCGCATCCTGTGACGGATGACGAGTTCACCGCGCTCTTTCCCGTGACCCGCGATATCGATTTGATGGTGATGCTTGGTGTCACCAAGTCCGTTGTTCGTCGTCGCGCTGAACGCCTTGGGTTGTCCAAGGACCCGGCCCATGTCTCGCACGTTAAGAGCGAAGCCCATCGCGGCGATAAACACTACGCCTGGAAAGGACCGGAGCGGCAAGAGGAACGTGAGCACCTGCGTATCACGCCAGAGTACAAGGAGTGGCGTCGCGCCGTCTTAGAGCGCGACGCCTATACCTGCGCCTGGTGCGGGTACGAGGGCACGACGCACACGATGCATGCCCATCACATCAAGGCATGGGCTGAGTACGTCGAGTTGCGCACCGTTATCAGCAATGGTGTGGCTTTGTGCCGCAATTGTCACGCCGACTATCACGGCCTGACCATTCGGCGGCGAGAGCGCATCCCCTGTAGGTGTGGCTGTGAAACCATTATCGACACCATCGACAAGTGGGGCTATCGCCGCCAGTATGTCAAAGGTCACCAGCACAAGGGGAAACGCTTCACGGACGAACACCGTGCCGCGCTATCTGTCGCTCGACGCAATAGTCCGCGCGGTCCATTAAGCGATGAGCACAAAGCCAAGGTCGGCGCCGCGAACAGGGGCAAGAAGCGCACGCCTGAGTATTGCGCAGCTCATAGTGAACGCAAGAAAGGATGGCAACCATCTGACGAAACACGCGCCCGCATGTCCGCAACCCATCTCGCCATGGGCAAGAAAGAATGGACAAACGACGCCATGACGAAAGAAGAGTTTATCGCCCTTTACCCAACCATGACGAATGTGGAACTCGCCAGGCGCTGCCACTTTAGCTCCAGTGCTATTTCCTGGTGGGCGCACCGCTTGAACCTGCCGGGCAAGCCACGCGGATGCCCGCCCCGCGTGGCCCCTTAAAGCTAATCGGCGTAACTGTCGCATAGTTAGTATAGGTTACAGTAATCTATACTAACTATGCGCCCGCGAACTTAATCGCGGAATAGTACTTATAACCATTCATTGCTAGTGCGAACGAAAATCCCATGAGTATGTCATCATGAGTCAAGAGGTACTCATCGGCGCTGCCGCCGTTGATGCCCTGGCGCTGCGGGATATTGCGCCACAGGGTGGGGCGCAGGCCCTTGCCGCGCTGCGTAATGTACATCAGGGGGCCGGCGTCGGCGCGCGGCAGGATGTAGTACGCGGTCGGGTTGGTCAGATAGCGCTCCAGGACCAGTTGCAGGATGGGCTGCAAGATGGTCTGTCGCAGCGGGCTCTCGTTGCCGAGCGTCGTAATGGGGTTGGCTGTGCCGGCGGCAATCAGCACCGTGCTGTTGAGGATCTGTGCGGCCTGCTGCGCGAGGCTAGCGGGCACGACCAAATACTTGGCCGGCTCGTTCATCGGCACGCCCGACGGGTTGAGGTCGGGGTCGCCCGTGAAGGAGTTGACGGCGGCGAGGCCCGCCTGGATGTTGTTGGGGGAGAGCGCCGAGGCGGCGCCGGAGATGAGGTTGCCGGTGAGGCCACCCATCTGGGCGCTGGCGCGCGAGGCCGAGAAAATGGGCAGACCGTCATAGGTCAGGGGGTTGCCTTCCAACCCGCTGCGCACCACGATTTTGTTGATGGTCCTATCAACGGCGTTGGTCATGCGGGTGGGCATCGAGTTCAGGAACTGGAGGTCGTCGTTCTCGATGACCTGGAAGGGCAGCGAGATGTAGCGGCCCCACTTCTTCAGGGAGAACTGCAAGGTCTTGTCCGAGAGCGCGGAATCGCGGTAATCCGACTCCTGGAAGATTTGCAGCGCGTCTTCCATCTGGGCCGGGAAGACGATGGTATTGACCTTGTAGTTGATGACCTGCTCTTCGTGCGCGTAGGTCTTGAAGGCCGGCTCGTACTGCTTGAACCACTCATCCAGGCGGCGGTACATCAGGTTGGACATTAGGCCGGGCAGGTCACTCGTGGACGCGGACTCACGAACCACGGCGGCGTCAATCGGGTTGCCGTTGGCGTCGTGCGCGGTGGTCTCGCGGATGACGCTGGACTGATGGTCATAGTCAATCGGCGAGAGACCCTGCGACTCGCGGGCGCGGCCTAGGGCGATACCGAACTCCTTGAGTGGCATGGACCCCAGGCGCGTCAAATCGACGCCAGGGATGGCCGGGAAGGCGGGGACGGTGTTGGTGGCAGTAGCCATTGCTGTCGTTCCTCTAGTGGTGTTACGGCCGCACCACAAAAGAGGAGCGGCAGGGGAAGGGTGAAACGCGAGAGATAGACGGAAAGCGATAGACAGAGGGCGCGCAGCGGACGCGCGCGCGCTGTATGGACGCGACTGCGGGGGCTACTGGGGGGCAAGCTCAACGAAGGCGGCGGTCGTCAGACCATACGCCTGAGCGGCGCCGGTGGTGGTGCCGATGAGCGTGTTGCCCGTGGCGGTCGCCGTCAGCGTCGAGGGGTAAGCCGTCGAATAGTAGTTGGGGCCGAACGCCTGCACGGTCGAACCGTTGGCAATCGTGGTCCCCGTGGCGTACAGGGGCGTGCCTGCCGCCGTGCCCGCGGGCACGGGCAGCAGCACTTCGCCATGCTCAATCAGGACGGTCGTCCCGCCAATCGCGCACGTCAAGACGGATGTGCCAATTTTGTTGAGTTCTTTCGCCAACTCGTTGGACACATGCGCGCCGGCCGCAGCCGGTACATCGACCACAGGTGAAAGACGCTTACGAATCGTTGTCGCCATGGTGCGGTTTTCCTCTAGTGATAATCGCGCCAGTGCTTCAAGGCGCGCAACAAAAAACCGCCTGCCCCAGTGGGCGGCGGCGTCAAGCGTGGGACGGTAACGGGTAGGGGTGGGAGCGACGACGACGCTACTTGTCCTCAGCGAAGGCGTAGGACTCGTGCTTCAGCAGCCAGTCGGCCCAGAGGCGAGGAACGGGCGTGACCTCATTGGTCACAAAATGCACGCTCGGTCCGGCCATGTGCAAGTTGGCTGAGGATGGGCCGCCCTGCGCGGCGACTTCCTTAAGCTTCTCTTTGGTGATGGGGCCGCTGGCGACCGATGTCTGCAAGAAGGCGGCGACCTGCGCGCGGTTGCGCGTGGAGGGGACCACCACGTCGATATGTTCGTTGCCAACAGGCATAATTGACGACGTTTGGGCGTCGCCCTCATCGACCACGGCATCAGTGTCGGGGCCATCGACCACGGCGTACTTGCGGCCCACGTAGCGCAGGTTGACCAGCTTATCGCGCTCCTCGGCCGACGCGTAGCGCAGGGCGGCGAAGCGGCTGTCGGCGGGGACGGCGACAGCGCCACCCTCGCGCGGGGTCATGTCCTTTAGTTCATCGTTATCGACAGTCACGGTCGCGCCGTCAACCTCGCGGTCATTCTGACGCGTGAGGGCCTCAGCGCCGGACGCCGCGCCATCGAGAACGGTCTTGCCGTTCTGGTCTTTCATAGCTGGCATGGATCTCTCGCCTCCTGGCGGTCCCCTGTCTGGGGTACTAAGATAAGATAGCCCCTGCCCTCCCCTCTGAGGGGAGGGCAGGGGCTAGAGCGTCCTCGATATGTCTGCCAGCGCGTCTACGGTCAACGCGCCGGTGCTAGTTAGAGAGCGCGCCACTGACCATGCGGTCGAGGATGGACATCGCCATGTCGTTGACAGTCGCGGGCGCAGCCGGAGCGGTATAGCCACCCTCAGCGACCGTCGCCACCTCGGTCTTCGGTGCGGTCGGCGCGGTCAAGCCAGCGTTGCTCTCAGCGGTCGGCGCGGCCAGTCCGCCACCCAGGCCCGTTAACTGGCCCTTCTTCGGCGTCGCCGGAGTTGTGGCCTCTTCCGTGACTGGCTCGGCGATCGGGGGCAGGGTCTCGGCGTAGGCGTTCGCCTCGCGCGTCACGGCTGCCTCCAAATCCTCTTGCGCCGTGTACGTGCCGCGCTCACCCATCGTCGCGCCGTCGAACGAGCGCGTCACGAACGCGATTTGCTTGTCCGTCAAGGCGGGGTTGCTCTCGCGCACGACCTTCTCGACGTGTGCGGCCACGAGGCGACGATTCTCAACGGCGAGCATCTCATCCACCGTGGACGCCAGTTCGGTGTTCTGCGCGGCCAGCGTGTCTTTCTCAGCACGCAGGGCCTCGGCCTCACGGATGATCGCCTGGATAGCGGGCGACTCTTTGATAGCCGCCTCTACGTCAATCGTGGGAGCCTGTGCCGGAGCGGCGATCTCGCGCACGACGAGATGGGTGGTGGCGTACTCTTCGCCGATCTTGCGGTACAACGCCTCGTTGGCGTCTTTGACTTCTTGCGGTGACAGGTTATCTAGCAGTCCCATGGCAAACTCATGCTCCTCATGGATAAGCGCGGGCGTATCGGCCTCGCGTACGGTCATACCGCCCGCGCCCCCTTCGGGCACGAGACAACTGGCTTGATAGTTCAGCCATCCGATAATGTCTGAACTCCCTGGTCGGTCACGTTTGCCGACCGCCTCGACGGACACACCCACGCTATCGCCCGCCGCGTGGGCGAGGTCGATAGCCTGCAAGGCCATGGGGGTGCATTCAACATCCCCAAGCGTCCTTTTGGTCAATGGGTCATAGTGGATTGTTTCGCGCACCGCGACAGCCGCAAGGTCGCGCAAATGGCGCTCTTCGCCGCGCATAATAGACTCAACCGCAGCGTGACCGAAGTAGAGTTTGGGTTTGTGTTGAATCTCAGAGACGAGGGCCTGCACGGCGCGTTCTGTATACACGTTGGACATTTTTTTGTTGCCGGGGCCGCTTGTCATAAAGACGACACGCCGTCGATTCGGGTAGGCCCGTTCTAGCTCGGCTTCACGGACGACAACGCCCGTTAATTCCGCCGGGATGCCCGCTCCCGCACGCCTGAATGGGTCTGGCGCGTCGCCAGCGGGGACAACCGTCGCCATAGCTGACTCCTTGACAGCGCCGCGCCTATCACTCTCATACCGCAGCGCGCTCACACGATGCTCTTCCATATGCCCCGTTGGCCGATGGTCGGCGTCGTGCCGGTCAAGGCGGGCGGTACGCTTGTCGCCCCGGCCATGCATCTTGGTAATGTCGCCGCAGTGACGCTCACCCGACGAGGCATGTCCATCCCTATAGCCCACACCAACGGGCAGCGCCCACGACACATGGTCGCCATTGGCAAAACCGTTATCATCGGCGTCATTGTCTTCGGCCGGCCCACTGTAGCCGGGCGCGTCGTCGGCGTCGCCATCACCCGCGTCCTCGATGACGACGGCGCTCTCATCTTCATCGGCGCTTGTCGTGGTTGGCATAGGCTTCTCCAATAGAAAAGCCGCACAGGAAACTGTGCGGCTTCATCTCATACCAGCGCGTGCGGAGCGCTACAGTGTGCTGTATTTATTAGCGTGATGACTGATAGGCCCTGTATAGGGAGCGTCCTTGCGCTTTTCGCGGAAGCCATCCAACCTATCAGCAATCAACCCTATGCGATGATTTGCTTCATGCATGACGCGCTGTTGTTCAATGTGCTCAGGGCTCCCATGTTTGCCCTTCGCCTCTAGCGCGATCATCTTATTGGTGGCTTTTTGATGCACATCACGCAACCCGTCATGGTCATGGCGTAAAGACATCTCATCGCGCATGGGCAAGTAGTCTGTCGGATAGTGAGGCGTCGCATACAGCACGCGGTCCGTCTTGGCATTTAAGGGACCATCAGCATGCGCGACCCGCGCAAGAGCATGGGCGGGTGTTGTTTCAACAGAGGCAGGCTTACTGCCCGCGCTCATCGCTTTCAACCGCTCCATCCGCTCGGCGTCGCTCTTGCTCCGCTCGGTGTCATCAGCCGCCTTCTGCGCAGCCCGTCTGTCCTGGTCTGCGCCCGCCTCAGACCGCGCCGCCTCGCTCTTTTTTAAGAAGTCGGCGTACTCACGCTTGGTCTTGTCGGCGTAGGATTCAGGAGCAGTCCCCGTTGCCTGTCCCGCCGCCTGGGGAGTTGCGTAGGCTGGCGTGTGCGTCGCATCGCGTCCCGCATCCCGCGCCGCGTAGTCGGTCGGGCCATGCGCCGCCGTCGCGGCCATCGCAGCGCGCGTCTTGGCCGCAAAGTCGTCTTTAGGGTTGTCGCCCTTTGCCTCAGCCTTCGGCGCGTCCTGGGGCTTCTCAGCCGCTTTAGGGGCCTCTTTGGCACGGGCGTCGGCGCGGTCGGCCTGTCCGCGTAAAATCTCGGCCAACTTGGAGCGCGTGGCCTGGTTATGCATCGGAGTGCCGCCCAAGCCAGCAGCGGCGTGCTCAGGACTGCCCTGGCCTTCAAAGTTGCCGGCCAGCCATCGCTTTTCAGTGGAAGACTTGTCGCCATGGCGCTCTAGATGGCGGTTGATGTAGTCGTTGTCTATATCATCGTCGTCGGTGGCCTTCGGCTCCGCAGTGGCCTTCTCAGGCGCTTTGGGTGCGTCAGCCTTCGCCCCCACGGGGGCCTCAGTCTTCGGAGTCGTTGGTGATGGCGTAGGCGCTTTATAGCCGCCCAACACGAACGCCTTCTCGGCGTCGGTCAGCTTCTCGCGGGCCATGACCTTAGCCTGGATGGCGGCTTTGGTCAGGGGCTCGTTGGCTTTGGGCTTGTCGTCGGAAGCGGCAGATTGTGGGGCTCGATAGCCGTTGCGGACAAACGCTGTTTCGTCAGGCGTCAACCGTTGGTCGCTTTGCATCTTCGCTTGGAGATGCTCTTTGGCCAACGGTGTCGCGCTACTGTCCTGGTCAGCGGGGCGCGGCAAGTCCTTTGGTTCATCCCTGCCAGAAATGCGTCGCTGCTCAGGCGTTAGGCGCTTATTGGCCTCGTTGTGTATCCACCCCTCGACGGCGGCTTGATGCGGCGTGCGCTTATCGCCCCGGATGCCGACGTTGACCATGGACTTGTAGGTGCGCGCGTGGGCCGGATTTTCCTTCAGCACGTCATCAAAATGATGATTGCGCGCGATGTGCGCATTCGTCTTAGCCTTCTGTAGCGCCTGGTCCTCGGGCGTCATGGACGCCGCAGCCGTGCGTTGCTGGTGCATCTTGTCTTCGTGCGCGGCGACGGCGGCTTTACGCTTGTCGTCGGCTTCCTGCGCCTCGGACTCTTTCGCGCGCTTGTAGCCCTCAGCGAGTTCAACGTGCTCTTTGTCGGACGCTTTGACCACATGGCCAATAGCGGCCCGCGTGGCGTCATTGACCGGCTTGCCTTTGTGTTTGATGGGCGATCCATCGGACAGTGCGTCACGGAGCGCCTGCGTGCGCTTGGGAAACCCTAACTGCGCTGCATGATGATCGACAGCGGCGTGATCTACGTCAGGGTGGCTAAGAATAGCCTCGCCATCATCCTCTTTGGGCGCGCTCTTAGCCGTGCTCTCCGCACGCGCCTTGACCAGCGCTGCCTCAGCCTGCTCCTTCGTCAGCGGCTCCGGCCCCTCTTGCGCGCTGTGAGCCTCTGGCTCCGAGGCTGACGTGCCCTGTGCACCCTGTGCGCCGCTCTCAGGAGCTTTGCCCTGGTCCGCGCCATGCAGGCGCGCGTAGGGCTTGCCAGAACTCTTGACGCCCTCTTGCTGGCCCTCTTGCTTGGTGACGGGCGCTGTAGGGGTGGGCTTATGCTCGGCGTAGGACGGGTACTCTTTCGCGCCGGGAGGGGTGTGGTCAACGGGGTGATGCTTAATAGAGTGGGGACCATTGCTGAAATTGTTGAGTGAGGCTCCTATCAGAGACTTTGGGCCTTTGGTGACAATGCCCTTGCTGCCGCCCGAACCTGAGATGAACAAATGGACACCGCCGCCGTCACCGTCTTCGTCGCCTCCCGCGGTGACCCAATGGCCTGCCGTGCTATTGAACTCGCGCACGACAGCGGCCACAGGCGCGGTGTAGCGCGACAGAAAGGCGGTGAGGCTCATCGGTATCTCCAACAGGCTAGGGGCGCGCTGCGGCGCTTAGAATGGCTTGGACGCGGCGTTGACGGTGAGTGCGTAGGCAGTGACAGGGGCGGGAGCGGACATGGGGCGCACCTAACGTTTAGAGGGACACGGCGCGACTAGACGCCCGCATACGTGACCCATTGGCGCGGTTCGGCATTCACAGGATCAAGTGCGGTAGACACGGCCCAAGCGTCATGGCCGTCCAACGCGTCACAGACGGCCAACTCCATGACTGGCGTGATCATCTTGCCGCCAGAGGGATAGGCCGCTATGAGGACGACCGAATTGAGGATTTGTGCCGCGCGCATGATGAGCGCGGGTGGCACAATCAGCCAGTGTGGCCGGTGGCCGCTATTATCCGCGACGCGCGTTATGGCATCTTGCAGATTCGTCGCGGATAAGGTTGATCCCGCGCCAATAACGAGATTTGCCCGGCTGTTGTGGAAGAATGGCACGCCATCGGGTTGTATGGGGTTACCGTCAATGAGCGCCGCAATAGCGGTATCTTCAATCGCTCTATCGGTTGACATGGACCTATATCCTATTCACTTATCGGGCGTCGGGATGACGACCTTGCCACAGCGCCGGCAGTACAGGTGCAGGCCACGGTTGTCGCCGTTCGGGTCGAAGCCTGCCGCGTGCCACTCGTGCGCGCAGGCGTTCGACAACACAGGAGCTTCGTCGACGTAAGGTAGGCGCTCAAAGTCTAGCCTTTTCGTCGGCACGTAGCCGTGGCCCGTGTAGACGCCCTGGGGTGTCGTGTCGTCATCGTCATCGCTCGTGGCATGCACGTTCATCAACCCGTCACAGCGAATGTGTTATCTTCCACGCTCGCATCAGGCGCACCGTCGCCAAGCGCCGGGCCTGTGTCAATCCCCAACGCCGCACTCCCGCAATCGGTCAGCCACTGCGCCTGCGAACGGCCATCGGGCGGGGTCTCGGGGTAGCTGAACTGCGCGGCGGGCGTGGTCCCGTTCGTGGTGACGACGACGACGATGCTGCTGCCCGTATCGGTCGTGGATAGGATACTCGCGGCCATCAGCGCGCCCCCAAGATATACGCCGTCGCGTTCGGCCCCTTCGGCGTCACGCTATCGACAAGCGCAGTCGCCGCCGCTTGCATGGCCGCCTGCGACGTGGGCAGGTCGGCGAAACCGGGCAACGTGACGTTGCGGAAACGCGGCACAACCACCTTGCCGGACGGGTGCAAAACGGTGATGTGAAAATGCCCGCCGATGGTCGCGGTGTTTGTCACGGTGGATGTCATTAACGTCTCCCTGACCGTCGCTCATAGAATTAGTGCGCCTGCCAGCGAGTACGACCAACTAGAGGCGTCGTTATGGGTCGCGCTCGCCGTCCACACGCGGGGCAACACGCCATTTTGCGCGAGCGTTAATCCACCAAGGGCAGCGGCCGTATTAGGGAATCCGGGATAGAGCGCATAGGTATAAAGCCCATTGGCGCTATTCGCCGTGGCGCCGGCGGCCACGGCGGGGGTTGTGAGCAGGTTAACAACCGCCGTACCAGTCACGGGTTCTATCGCTCGAATTGCGACCGTCAGCGTGGACGTTGCCACCGCAGGCGATGCTGTCACATTGAGAAACAACATCACCCCTCGGTGGTTGAGGCATGCCTGGGTGGCTATCGGAGGCGTGCTCGCGCGTGTGCCGGCGACGACAAGCACAAATTGAATGTTGTTCAATGCTAGGTCGGTGCCCGTGCCGTTGTTGTAGGTCATGCCCTGTTCGGGCACTTCGCCCAGCGTGGTGCCCTCAACGCGGACGGATGTGCCGCCGTAGGCCAGGTCAGTGCGTTCGCTCATTGGCGACATCCTCCAACGGGGCTAGGGTTTGCCGCTCATGCCGCCACTCGGTGTCCGGGCCCCAGACGAGGGGGCCTGCGCGCCCATCGTCGCCGCTTCAGCGTGGGTCTTGGCGACCTGCGCGTCAACCAGCGCGCCGTGCTGGTCCGTCTTTTGCTGGTCCTGCGTCGCCTTCTGCTGCGCAGCCTGTTGCTGCTGCTCTTTCTCTTCGTTAGCTTGATCCAGGGCATCATTATGCTGTTCCAGGCGCAAGTCAACCGCTTGCTCCCAGTCCCCCATGGCATCGCTCACGTCGTCTACATTGAATAATTCATACGCCATACGTGCGGCTTGTTCCTGGGTGATGTATCCACCTTTGGCCGCCGTATCCACAGCTTGTATGGATGCGGGAATGTCGCGGGCTAGGATTTTAGGCATGGACACGTCATAGCCACCGCGTGATTTATTGGCCTTGCTCTTTTGCGCGTCGGCGCGACGCTTGCCCGTCATCACCGTCGGCATAACGGGAGCAGGTGGCAACGGGGATACACCAGATGGTGCGGGCATGGGCATGTCTGCCTCTTTCACCGGCGCGGCCTCGGCATTCACCGCCTGCACAGGCGTCCCGTCCAGCCGCACCTTGTCGGGCGCGGGGTCAGCCTTGTCCCAGTCAATCATCTCGTGGCCGTGCCGGTACACCACGGGCGCGATGATGCGTTTGGCCTTGGCCGCCTGTGTCAGCGCGTAGTCAATCAGCGCACGGAGCAGGTCACGCCACGCCGACTGCCTATCCTCGTACATCTTGAGGACGGGCAACTCCATGGCGACCGCCGTCGCCAGCCTGCTCGTTTCGGTGCTCATGAGGATGTAGTGCGTGGGCAACCCGAACGCCGTGCCGACCATTTGGGCCAACGCCTCAAGGTCCTGCGTTGCGCCAGCCGCGCCTGTGTCGAACTTGGGGAAGTCGATATCGACGCCCTGGCTCTTGGTGTAGACCTGCGCCACGCCCGTCGGGTTGCGCTCCAGGCCCCGCCATGGGCTCGTGGCCATGGACGACCGTTCGAGCGCGGCTGACGCCTGCACCTGCTGCGGACCACCCTTGACGGTCTTGATCATGCTGATTTTGGCGAGCGCCTGCATAATCATCACGCGGGCGTCCATGAAGCGCTTGTGCTCCACGACCCACACCACCGCCGCCGCCATATCCGGTATACCCCTGAGGCCGCCAATCCTATTGACGGGGAAGTGCGCCATCACCGCGCCGTCAGGGGCGCGCTTGAAGCCGCGCTTCTCGCGGTACGGGTCACGGTCCCCCTCGTCACTCTCGGCGGGCGGGGCGACGTTGCGCCAGTCGGGGTAGTAGACGTACTCCGCTTGATCGCCCATCGGCAACGGTTGCCCGTTGCCGAAGTCGTACGCCTGGTCCATCACCTGGACACGATAGTACAGCGGGCGGCGTCTATCTTCGGGGTGCGGCACGATGTCAGCCACGCGCATCGTATCGACGGTGCGCCACTTACAATGGCCGTCGTCAGCGACGGCCACGACCACAAAGATTTCGCCCGCGATGCGCTGCTGCCTATCAGTCTCTTTCTGCCCCTCGTGCGTCGCAAACTCAAAATTGTCAGGGTCGTCCCAACAGTCTGAGATGACCGCCTGCACGTCCGCGTCCGACGACACGGGCATGGGAATGCCCTGCCCAATGACGTAGCTTGTGCCCAGCCTCAGCGCGTTGTGGACGGGCGGCGAGGCGATAGCCAGGTTGCGGCCCATACCGACGTACTGGCGGCGCTGCCCAAAGTTCAAATCGACGGCGAGTTGCGGGTCTTGCTGCCCGCCCTGCCCCCACTCGTACAAGCCATTTAACTGCAAGTCAATATCAGGGTTCGTATTACTAAGATATGCCGTTACTTCTCGGACAATGAGCGCCTCAGCCGCATCCCACTCGCCCGCCTCAATGGCCGCCATTGAGTTTGGGAAGTTCTGCCGCGCTTCTTTGACAACGGGGTCAGCCTCAATCTGTTCGCGCACGGCGGCAGCGTAGACTTCGGCCTCGGAGAGAGGGCGTGTGTCCTCGACCTCTGTGCCTGTCGTCGTCGGGTACGCAGGCATCGGCGTCACGTCCTATCAGCGACTAGGCGATACTGAGAGCAAGGAGGGAGAGATGGCACCTATAGCCATATGGAACCCGTTTGACAATCATTTTGAAGTGCATCAAAGAGGCTTTGTTGATTGCGCGACCTGCACGCAGCATCACAATATGGAAGGAGAGCGATGTCGCCAACGGGGGTGCAATGGAGTTAAGCATTTCACGTTTGGTCCATGGCGCACCGACGCTGAAACGCAGGACGATTACAACCTATGGCAATGCGAAGGCGACACCTGCCACCACCAACATGGCTGCTATGACTAGCGCCGTAAGTAGTGGTCACACTCACTGATGGGCACACAGAGCGCCTTCGCGTCGGGCGCATGCCAGCGCGTGCTGCCGTTTGACATGACCCGCGCGCCTGGGGCGAACACATACTCTGTGTCCGTCGTCGCCACCAGCACGCCGTCTATCGTCGTGCCCGCCTTCGTAATCAGCCACACGTTGTAGGCACGGCGCGTGCGGGCAGGGTCGGTGACGTCTGAGGCGGCCATGGCCTCGCGCAGCAGCCAGCGGAGGGCGCGTTGGAGGATGGGCATGATGAACTACTACCCTAACGCTGGTCGCTCATACCTAGTAGCGGCTATCGGAGGTCCAACCTAGCCCGTCCGCGTCGCCCGCGTAGGGATTATGGCCGTACAGGTCGTCCGTGCCCTCGACGCCATAGCGGGAGTCGATTGAATAGTTTTGTAGCCCCAGGTCTGAGGCAAGGCTTGTCACGACCTGCTGTGTAGGAGCCCAGAGGCGTCCAATTTCAGCCAGTGCGGCCGAAATTACACGGTCATCATGGGCGCTGCCGGAGGCATTCGTCGCACCTGAGTCCTCCAGCACGTACGTCATTGCCTCTGCCACAAACGCGGCATTGCGGTACGGACGCCCCTCACGAATAGTCGCGGCCAGGGCGTCAATCATGACGGGTTTGCTCGCGCTCGTCGTCTTCCAGCCAGGCCGCTCCGTCACATTGCCGAACACATCTTGCTGCATGTGGAGGTTGCCGTACCCCTCAATGGATGTGAGGGCAAGCAAGGTCGCTGTTCCATGATTATTTTGTTCGACAACGGTGTAGGCGTCGTTGTACATGCGCCCGAGGACGGCAATGTGCCGTGCGAACTCCTCCGGTTCCCAGTGGCCGTGCAGTTCGGCCACATCGAGGCCCGTATAGTAGTCAAGGACGGTGGCCGAACTGTAGTCACCCCTGAGTAGGCCCTCGGCCGTGTCCACGCCCATCACATAGCGCCCATTCTCCATGGGCATCTCCCAGATGCGCGCGTGACCCAAGGGTTGCCCTGTCGTCGTATCCATCCCCAGGGGCAGTGTCTCGATGGGCGCGACGCCCGTCATGGCGCGCAGCGCGGGGATGTCGAAGCGGGGACGACCCGAGAGGATGAACGCTTCGGCGGCGTCCGCTGGGAACTCCTGAGCCGCGGCCCAGGCAGGAAGATTTGCCGTGGCCTGGTCGTACCATGCCTGGTCTCGCCCCGGCCTGACGAACCACGGCAGAAAGATAGGCGTCATCGCCGAGTCGCCCTCGGTCGCCTTAACCCACTGCTGATGGAAGAAGTTGCCCGCGCCGTTAGCCGTGCTCATGCCCACGATGCGATTGCCGGCGCTGCGCGCGGTCGGCGCGGCGGCGGCGAACACCTGCGCTTGCAGATAGGGCGCTTGCCGCGCCCATTCGTCAATAATTAAGACCTGCGCGGCCAATGAGCGGGCGCTATTGGCCGTCGTCGGCTTGACGATGATGCGTGAGCGATTCACAAGGGAGATGCGGGAGATGATGGCCGTATTGATGACGGGGATACGCACCGCATCGGGCAGGTAGTCGTAGGCCACGCGGCACTTCGCCATGGCCTCGTTCGCTGTTTCGAGATCCTGCGAGAGGATGATGATGGTCCAGCCAGGGAAATGATGGATGCAGTAGACGGCGAGGGCGGCCACCGTCTCGGTCATGCCAATTTGCCGCGCCTTGAGCACGATGAGCTCGCGATAATGCCAGAACGCACGGATAAAGTCCTGCTGATAGTCGTACAGGACAAAGGGGATCGGTCCTTTGCCTGTATCGGACATCACCTTGCAGTTCGCGTTGATCCACGCGATGCAGTGGTCGGCGCGCTCATCGGGCGTCAGTTCGGCTTTAGGTGTTGCGGCCTCAGCCTGTCGTCGTCGCCGTTCGCGTTCCGCCAGAAGAATGTCCAGTGATGAGGGCGTCCAACTCTTCGTCGGTGAGGCGAGTGACATCTATGCGCTCCGTGGCCTCGCCCATGTCAAGCCGCTCGGTCTTATCGGCGTAGTCCAATAGGCGCGCGATCCAATCGCCGCGTTTCGCCAGCGCGGCGGCGTCTATCTTCGCCAGTGCCGCGACACCTTTGCCCCTGACCGCCGCCGCGACCTTAATGCGGTCCTGCCGGCGCTTGTCCAACTCAGCCAGCCGCGCGGCCTTGTCGCGCGCGGCGGCCTCGGCTGCTATCGCTTCGTCGTGCTGCCTACATCGCTCCTGCCAATGAAAGGACGATGACCACTCTTTGAGAGTGGCGATGCGCGTCGTGGGTGGACGCAGTTCAGGTGCGCTTTGGTAGGTCTGCGCGAGGCATTCGAGGCTACGGGGCGGCGTCTGCGTCTGGTAGGCCGTATAGGCCCGCAACGCCTGTGCGGATTCGGTTGTCACCATCGTTGTCGCCTACACTTACGTCGTCATCGCTCGACACTGTAACCCTTGCGCCCGTAGTCGGTCCAACACTATGGCCTGCGCGTCTTTACTCTCGCACTCCACCAGCACGGTAAACCGCTCAGGAATCGGCGGCGTCTGGATGCTCAGATCTGTCGCCAGTTGGTCGCTCACCCGCACCGTCAAGTCGTCAAGGTCTTGCTGTGAGTAGCCCGTGCCGTCCAGTGCAACGTCTGTCGCACGAAGGTCATCAAGCAGATTGAGCAGCAAGCCCTGGTCATATCCACCAAGGTCAGAGGTGCGGTTATCGACCAGGACAATGTGCGCCGCCTCCTTATCGTCGACATCGACGTAGGCCACCGGTACAGCGGTCACGCCAACGTCGTGCGCCGCATGCAGCAGGTGATTGCCGGCCAGCACCGTGTTGTCGCGCCGATTGACGACGAGATGGCGAAACATGCCATGTGTGCGGATACTATCCGCGATAGCGTCAATATCGCCCGCACGAGGGTTGCGCGCATACGGCTTCAGGTCGCCAATGGGAACCATGGCTGTGCCGACGATGCTAATTAGTGTGTCGGTCATACCCTGTCTCATCACGCGACACAAGCCGCCCGAGGGGAGCCATCGAAGGTTCCCCTCCACCAACGCCAGAGGGCGAACGGCGGCTCATCGTGCAGCGCACGCCATACCCCTCGCCACACCCAATAGAGGCAGGCGAGAGCGGGACTCGACTCCCACGAGCGGCGCGCGCTGTGTACAAACAGGCTGCGGGCGCCGTTGTTCCGCGCTGGAAGGAGGGCAGCGCGGCGGTCGCCCGCTCATGCAATGCAGCCAGTCGCAGATTGATGTGGCTTAACGCGCCGCAAACCACGGGGTTTTAACCCCGGTGGGTAGGCGCGATGGCCATCTCAGCCGCGCGCAGGCGGTCGCTCGTCCCATCCTCATCCGTGCCCGTCTCGGGGTCAGGCGTGTCGCCGTAGGCATCCGTGGTCTCACCCATCGCTGTCAACGCCTCTCTCCGCCGCCGCGCCGTGTCGCGCTAGCACGCGGCCCCGGTCGCCCAGGATAGGCGCCAAGACGCGCGCCCGCTCAAACGGCGTCTCGCACGCGGCCAGGAGCGCGGCCTGCTCTTTGTACTGGCGGTGCGCGTTCGCGGCCCGTACAAGGGCGCGACGCGCGGCGGTCGGGTCATGGCCGTTGCGCAGAACGCCCGCAAGCAGATCGATCTCGGCCGGGTCGCCCCAGGTAGGCGGCGGCGCGGCCTGGTAGTAGCGCCGGCCAAACGAGGATGAGGCAGGCAGAGACATGGCCTGACCTCCACCACGACGCCGACACAACAAGACGCCCCCGCGACCTGTGTAGTAGAGGTCGCGAGGGCGTTGTATAACGGGTAAAAAGGCAACAGGGCGTAATTATCCACCCCCAGCATACGAGAGAAAAACAGCGATTTGCGGCGTTTGCGCGCATACGCAAAAAGTGGGGGCGTTGTAGCCGTAGGAGGGAGAAAGCGTTAGATAGTCAATTGAGCGGACGTTCCCCACCACAGGGAATGAAAAAGGGATGGCCTGGAGCCCTGGAAACTTTCAAGGCCATCCCGTCCGTCGCCATCCGCCCGTAGCTCAGTGGATTAGAGCAAACCAATTCGCATGGGGAGGCCGTGGGTTCGAGTCCCACTGGACGGATGCCTGTTTTATTTTACATGCAATCGTGCGTTTTGGTCAACTATTTGGGTTGACGAGGCGCGCTGAACATCCTCATGCGAGCGCGGACTGGTCCGCTCGGTCGCGTGAACGACGCTGGGAGAAGGTCAACCTGCCTCATCCATGTCGTCGCCGCGGCTCGTCATCAGCGCCTCAACGATAGCGGAGGGTGGCACAATGCCGATGTAGAGCGTACGAAAATGCAGGCGAGCGCGCTCTAAACGACGGGTCACGGTTGAATCGGTCACATGTAGATGCGACGCGATGACCTTTTGCTGGATGGCAGTCCGGCGCCCGAAGGAGAGCAGACGCTGTGCCAACGTTTCCTCGCCCTGCGCGGGATCGCCCGGCGCTGCGGCGTCGTCGTCGAGCGGATAGGCCAGGACGAACGCGGCGAAATCGTCAGGGTACACTTGGGCCATCAGGTCATACGCGCGCCGGACAGAAAAGCGGTCCACCTTGCGCATCAGGGCATCCTTGACCGTCACGTCGTAGACGTGGCTGCCCTCGTGCATCTGCTCCGTCATCGCAAAATAGGTCACCTCCGGCCGGTCAGTGTTGCGGTACGCGTCGCCTATTTCCGCGCCCACGCGCCGCGTGCGCTCGTCTGTAAATGCCTTCTGTTTGCCAAAGTTGACCGCACGGCGATCTAGACACGGTTTACACTCACACGACGGCGCGTGAAAAACACCCTTCGTCGTCACACGCGGTCGGGTGCTCTGCGGCCCACTCGCATACACGGAGCGGTGGTTCTGTGCTTTGCTTCCCACAGGGCTTCTCCTCTCGGAGTACAGGGCGCGTCTCAACTGGCGCGCCGTCTGCCCTCAGCATAACGACAGGCTATGATTAGCGCCACATACTATATCGCAATCGCTATGCAAGGGTGAAAGGACGGCCGCGCCGTGTGCACGACGGTGTCGGAGGGGCTCTCCTTCGTATCCTTGCTCAACCGGCAGACCCAATCAAACAGGTTCATCGTTCCTCTCATGGTTATCGTCCTTCAGGATGCTACTAGCACGCGATAGGGACGTTGGACCAGGATGCGATGTCGCGTCGCGCCAACAGGCCGCCGACGGCGAGCGCCCCTGTCTTCCTTGTTGCCCTCTCCCTCGTGCGCTTATCGTACGACCTCATGGCCGTGTTCACTTACAGCCTATCCAGAAAGTCTTTGTTATGGTAAAGTAGAGATCGAACACGCGTGACGGACGCTCCCCCGAACGACACCAAAGGAAGATACTCCCCGCATGACAGCACGTCTCGCAGCCCCTAA